GACAAATATCAGGCCCTTCCATCGAAAAGAAGATTTTTGCAAACGCCTTTATAAATGAATTAGAGGGAATAGCACATAAGTATATGCCGTCATATTGTGGTAGAAAGAATTGGCCACAGATTTGTGCCGAAATAGAATACAGAACAATGCATATGAAGAACCCGATCTACGGTTTTGCGGATGGTTCGGGATTCGATATGACACAAACCGCTAAGATACAGGAAAGATGGGCTCAAGCTATGCAGAAGATACTAGATGATGGCGATATACGATTTGATGATTGTTTTCGCCCATTAATGGTTATTAAGTGTTTTTTACAAAGTATCTGGCTGATAGTTAGGGTCTGTTTTGGGGCTGTTGTGTACAAGTGTGAAGGGAGAGCATCAGGAGATGGCTGGACTACTTTTGGAAATACTATATTGATGATAAGTTATTGGGAACACTTGTTTAGGAAATGTGGTATTCCAGAGAAAGAGTATATGTTGTTAGTCAAGGGAGATGATGTTCTATTCGCAGTTGAAGAAAAGTGGAAATTGGTCATACAAAGTAGAATGTATGAAGTGTTCTGGCCTCGAAATGAAGATGTTTGTAAAGGTATGGGACAGGTACTCAAGAAGATAGTATGGGGAGATTTGAGTGATGGAGACTTTCTGTCTAACATGTTTATGCCAACTGAAAATGGTTGGCGTATGTTAAGAATTCCAGACAGAGTTTTGCAAACAACTCCTTGGTCTACTAAAGTACATCCCGGTTTGAGAAATTATAGGAAATATGCTGCTGAACTTTGTTATAGTAAGGGTTGCTGCATGCTAGCATGGGCAGTCGGGTTACCAATTTTTGAGGTTTATGCAAGGAAACTAATGGAATTGGGACAACCAGGCAAATGGACAGAGTATAATCAATATGCTGATGAAACTCGTGTCTGGTTTGAAGACCGCGATGATCGACGTGCTGCAATCCAGTGGTTTAGTGTGAAGTATGATTTATCAGAAGATGAAATTTTGGAGATTGAGTATAGGATAAGTCAAATAAAAGACTTATTTGAGGAGGTACATATTCCTGCAATCGACAAGTTTAATGCTATGAATCACGACTAAACCAGCTTATGGGGTGTGGCTGTTATGGCAGGCCACTTTGTGCATATAAT